ATTACACCTTCACAAAAACTGTTGGAATCATCTCTTATTGCAGCAGATACAGTGAGTAAATTCCTCAGTGACCCTACTATATTAGATAAGGTAGATGAAAAAGGAAGGCCACTATATCAGATTTCATCCATTACAGCAGCCTTGAAGAATGTAGAAGGAATAGTCAGTTCACTTCAGACACTTCAGAAGAAGGTAGAGCAAGAACTGGAGGAAGAGAATGGAAGGGCAAGAGGTTCCCAGGAACTTACATTAGGAGATTTAGGATTTGAATGATATGAAGCTAGCAAGTCATAATTCATGGAGTTATCTGAAACCATTGAAATGGTGGATGAGACCATTTAGGTTTATGTCCAGATGTCAGGATGTTGATATCAAGACACAGTATGAAGAGTATGGAGTAAGGTGTTTTGACTTAAGGCTGCGTTTTACTAGTGCTGGAGAGATGAGAGTCAATCACAGTTATATGAACTATGCCATCAAGGATGAAGAACTATTTGAGCAGATGGAATGGCTGGACAATAAGAAAGATGTAGTTGTAAGGATACTTCTGGATATCAGGAATAAGATTGACTATACAGACCTTCAGGTAAGTATGTTCAAGCTGCTGTGTAGTGTATTTGAAAACAAATATACCCATATTAAGTTCTGGTGTGGCAGGAACCTCTATAACTGGAATGTAGAATATTCTTTTTCATACGAGCCTACCTGTGCAGAGAAATATTCCTCTGTATGTAAGCCAGCACTTATTGATGACTGGTATCCCAGATGGTTTGCCAAGAAGCATACCAAAGAACTATATAAGAAAGGAAGCAGTGCAGATTTCCTGATGCTTGACTTTGTGAATTATATTAAGTAATCTCAAGGAGAAACTTGAGACACTGTAGCAGAAGATTGTATGGATAATGTAGTATTTAATAAATGCCAGACACCTCTGGAGAAACTGGAACTGGACAAATATCCTCAAGAAGTACAGGAGAATTTCTGGGACTTCCTGAATAATGTGCCTTTTATCAGATGGATGGTTTCTCCCAACAGGCCTCTTATATCACAGTTGCCAAGAGATGAGTTTGGCAGGGCTATCATAGATGTTACCAAGCCTCCTATACTAGAAGGTTCAGACTATTTCAGGCAGACTGCTATGGCATGGCAGGAGAATGAAAGATATACCAATCTAAGACCAAATGCTAATCCTAATAGTGAGTTTGGAAGATGGATTAGAGAAGAAAGGCAGAGAGGCTGGAATGGCTTTGTAAATCCTGATACAGGCATGTGGGTAACAGGAGACTACTACTGGATGCTTAACTATTGTCCTATGCACTTGGTAGTAAAGAGAGAGGATGGCTTTGAGATGCGTACTACCAGACATCCAGGATTCTGGGATGGTCAGTTCCTCCTATCTCACTATGTTCTACAGGCAAGACAGAATAAGAAACATGCAGATGCACTGGCCAGTCGTGGTAAAGGTAAGACCTCCTTTGGTGGTGGAATGCTTGCCAAAAGATATATTATAGGAGAGTTTGAGAATAACCGCAATGAGATACAGTGCATGGTTACTGCTACTGACAGAACTAAGTTGATAGGCACTAACCAGATACTCTCAGTATTCATAGACAATATAGACTTCTGTGCAAAGAATACCCAGTTTGCAGCAAGAAGACTGAAGAGCAGTGTGCAGGAGCTTGTATGGCAGTCAGGCTATAAGAAGTCAGGAAGTGATGTAGCCTATGGTAGCAAGAACTCAGTATCAGGTATTATCACAGGTGTCAATCAAGATAAGCTGAATGGTTCCCGTGGTGTGCTATACTTGATTGAGGAGGCAGGTATCTTCAAGAATCTCCGTGAGATGTATAACATGATCAGACCTTCTGTAGAGCAAGGTTCATCTGTATTTGGAGAAATCTATATGTATGGTACTGCTGGTGATGACCAGAGTGACTTTACAGCCTTTGCAGAGATGTTCTATTCACCTGAAGGATATAACCTGTATGGACTGGATAATGTGTATGACAAGGAAGGTCAGGGAAGGAAACAGTGTGGTTTCTTCTATCCAGCCTATATGAACTATGATGATACCTGTATAGACAAGGATGGTAACTCAGATGTTACTAAAGCTCTGCTGATGCTTTGTCATGACAGGTATAAGGTTAAGTATGGTTCTACAGACATCAACACTATTACCAAGCGTATTTCACAGTATCCTATTACTCCACAGGAAGCTATCATCAGGAGTCAGGGAAATATGTTCCCTATTACAGAACTGAACAACAGGCTTAACCAGATAGATAATAATCCTGGAGAATATGATGATGTATATGTAGGAGAGCTTGTACAGGATAAAGATGGCAATGTAGAGTTTCAGCCTACAGGAGACATACCTATCAGAGATTTTCCTACCAAGGATAATAAAGTGGCAGGAGCATTGGAGATATATGAGATGCCCCAGAAGAACAGTGAAGGAAAAATACCTTATGACAGATATGTAGGAGGCTTAGATCCCTTCGATGATGATGAGTCAGGAACCATGTCATTGGGAAGTATTTTTGTTCTTGATGCTTGGACAGACAGAATTGTGGCAGAATTCACTGGAAGACCACAATTTGCCAATGACCTGTATGAGAAAGTAAGACTGCTTTGCTTGTTCTATAATATGAAAGTATTATATGAGAATAACTTGAAAGGTATCTTTTCTTACTTCAGTATGAGGAACTGTACCTATATGCTGGCTGATACACCAGAATACTTAAGAGACAGGCAGCTTGTCACTTCTATAGGATATGGTAATAAGAGCAAGGGTGTAAGAGCAGTAACACCTATTATCAAGGCAGGATTCAGAATGATTAGGGACTGGCTGCTTAAACCAGTTACCAAAATAGAGTATGATGCAGAAGGAGGAGAGATAGAAGTTACTGTACCTAATCTATATAATATAAGGTGTAGGGCATTGATAAAAGAATTGATACAATGGAATCCCTATGGAAACTATGATAGAATCATGGCTCTTGTACAATTGATGCTCTACAGAGAAGAGAAGATGATACTCTATCAAGGAGATATAAAGAATGCAGAACAGCACTCATCAGGTATGGAGGATGATGAGTATTGGGAGAAGAATTACCCTGGAAAGAAGAACAGGCAGTAAAAAGTGTATTTTTCATTGTTTTAACTTGTTTAAAAAAGGTACTTTTCTAAGTGCCTTTTTTATTTGACCTTATGCTTGGTTTTAGTTTTGGGAATAAAAATTCACAAATAAGTACTTTTGTGCAGAAGATTGTAGAAAAACCAAGTAGAATTTAAAGAGAAGGATAACAATGGGAGAATTAGGTTTAGAAAACATCCTCAGTCCACAGGCTATTGATAACCTGTTTGAAGATGAGGAAACCCCCTCAGCAGCAGTTGAGGACCCTCAGGCTGAAGAGCAGCCTGTTGAAGACAAACATAGTGATACACATAAAACTACTGAGGTTGTAAGTCCCGAAGACCTTTTTGATGATGAGGAGACCAAACAGCCAGAGAGCGTAGGTAGTGAAGAAAAAGAGGAGCAGGGAGATGCCACCACTGATGAGGATGGTACTTCTCCAAAAAACTTCTACTCTTCCATTGCCAACGCCTTGGCAGTGGATGGTATCTTCCCTAACCTTGATGAAGAGTTGATTAGCAAGGCAACAGATGCTGAGACTTTCAGTGAGCTGATTGATGCAGAGGTTAATGCCAGACTTGATGAGAAGCAGCAGAGAATCTCCAAAGCTTTAGAGAATGGTGTAGAGCCTGACCAAATCAGACAGTTTGAAGGAACCCTCAACTATCTGCATTCTGTGACAGATGCCCAGATTATGGATGAATCTGCTAAGGGAGAAGAGCTTAGGCAGCGCATCATCTATCAGGATTTCATCAACAAGGGCTATAAGCCAGCCAAAGCTCAGCAGCTTACACAACGTGCCATAGACCAGGGTACAGATGTGGAAGATGCAAAGGAAGCTCTCCAGAGCAACAAGGAGTATTTCCAAGAGCAGTATGAGGCATTACAGGCAGAAGCCCAGAAGAGTGCAGACAAGATGAAGGCAGAGCGTCAGAAGCAAGAAGAAAAGCTAAAGAAATCCCTTTTGGAGGACAAGGACCTTATGGGAGACATGGAGATTAGCAAAGACCTTCGCAAGAAAGTTTATGACAATATCAGTCGCCCAATCTACAAAGATCCTGAGACAGGTCAGTACCTGACAGCCCTTCAGAAGTATGAGATGGACCACCATGAAGACTTCATCAAGTATGTAGGACTCTTTATGACTTTGACAGATGGCTTTAAGGATTTCAAGTCCTTTGCCAAGGGAGAAGTCAAGAAACAGATGAGAAAAGGTCTTAGGGAGTTAGAGCAGACTCTTAGCAATACCAGAAGGAACTCAGATGGAAGCCTTAATCTGGTAGGAAGCAGAAAGAGTGACCCAGAATCATTCCTTGACGGGAATTTCAAGTTAGCTCTCTGAGACATTGAAGACATAAAGTAAGAAGATTGTTTTTAATGTTTAACGTTTTATATAATGGGTAAATTAGGTAAATTTCAGAGTTTTGAGTTCGACAGCTGGGGAAAAACCAGTAAATTGAACCACCTTGGCGGTATTTTCAGACTGCATCCGCAGATGGCAACAGAGATGATGGTCCAGCTTTTGGCTTTCCACAAAGGCAAGACTTTGGACACTTTCCTCTCACAGTTCCCCACCAAGGAATTTGACAGTGATGATGAGTACACCTGGCAGGTGATTGGTTCTATGGTTAAGAACCTTCCCCTTGTAGAAGCCCGTACTCTTGATGGTACAGTTGTAGCTGACAATGTAAATGTAGGTGCCAATGGTGAGCCTTTCTATGTAGTTTTTGATGAAGACCTGTTTGCTGATGGTGCAGTAATTGTTGGTGAACTGAATGAGATCTATCCTCTCCGTATTCTGGGTGATGGCTATCGTGAAGGCACTAATATCCGCTACAAGGTACAGCTGATGGGTGGTGTTATTGGTGGTATGCCTGGTGAGCAGCTTCAGCCTGGTAAGAGATTCTCTAAGGAGTATGCTCCTGTTGAGCGTGAGTTCTCTCGTAAGGTTGATGACATCACTTTCTCCAGCCCCATCATGATGCGTAATGAGTTTAGCTCTATTCGTATGCAGCACAAGGTTTCTGGTGCTCTTATCAACAAGAAGATTGCCTTTGGTATTCCTGTAGAAGTTCCTACCAACAATGGCTACACAGTGAAGACCTATGACATGTGGATGCACTATGAGCAGTGGGTACTTGAGCAGCAGTGGAATGCAGCTAAGAACAAGCTAATTGCCTATGGTAGAAGCAACCGCAACAAGAATGGTGAATATCTTGACATTGGTAAGAGTGGTGAGGTTATCCGCATGGGTGCAGGTCTGTTCCAGCAGATGGAAGTTAATAACACAGACTTCTACAACAACTTCTCTCTGAAGAAGATTGAAGATGCTCTCTATAATCTGAGTGCAGCTAACCTTGACATGAAAGACCGTGTATTCATCCTTAAGACTGGTGAGCGTGGTGCTGCTCAGTTCCATAAGGCAGCCCTTGATACTATCAGTGGCTGGCAGGCATTCACTACCAATGCAGACCAGATTGGTATGGTACGCAAGGTGAACTCTCCTCTGCATGACAATGCCCTGAGCATTGGTGCCCAGATTGTTGAGTTCAAGGCTCCTAACGGTGTTACTGTAAGAGTAGATGTAGATCCAATGTATGATGATCCTGTACGCAACAAGATTATGCATCCTAATGGTGGTCCTGCCTATTCTTATCGCTATGACATATTTGACATTGGTACTATGGACCAGCCTAACATCTTCAAGGTAGGTGTCAAGGGTCAGGTAGGTGACTACACTTCTTATGAGTGGGGCTTCCGTAATCCCTTCACTGGCAAGATGGGCAATGAGTACATGAGTCATGATGAGGATTCTGCAACAATCCACAAGTTCACTACTACTGGTGTATGTGTTCTTGATCCTACGAGAACCATGAGCATTATCCCTGCAGTGCTCCGTGGTTAAACTAGATAGAAGGCAGTGAGAGGATTAACTTCCTCTCCTGCCATTCTTTTAAAACCTACTAATAATATAACAATAACTATATAAAGGAGAAGAAAAATGGCAAAAAAGGAGAGAGTAGAAGAAATGCCAGATTTTGGAAACATGAAGATTGCTACTGACACAGAGACTGTGGAGCAGCTTGTTGAAGTACCAAAGAAGGCAAAAAGAGAAGAGCCTGTAAGAATGCAAAGTAGAGAAACCACAGCAGATGAACCAGTGAACTGCTTAAGAAATGAGCGTATCATTGTAAGGTTTGTGCCAAGTCCAAGTGCTATGGTTCAGACTAAGGGACATGTGTTGTGGGGAGGAATGGCAGAAGGAGCTAGAAGGAGCTTTGTAGTTCCAAGACTACGTTCTGGACAGTATGTCAATGTACTTACAGACAATGAGATGGCATTCCTAGAGCAGGCTATGCGTTTGGAGAAAGGTGCTCTGAGCATTTATAACAAGCGTGATAATTTTTGGGATGACAACAATCCAGAGGGATGTGGAAAGGTGATACTGTTCAAGCAGGATAACTACCTTGACCTGAGTGACCCCCTGGACTATATAAAATACAAGGTGCTGCTTGCCAATAAGGACTATATTTGTCCTTCCATGCAGGAGCTTGAAGACAGGCCCAAGGCAACCTATCAGTATGTGATAGTATCAGAGAATGCAGAGGTGCAGATGAACCTTAGTAAGAATGATGCCAAGATGGAGTGCTTCATGGAATATGGAGCTGTCCGTAATGATAAGGATACTCTTCGTACTATCCTTGAGATTCTTACAGGAAGGCCTATTACCTACCAGACCAAGCTTGATTTCCTTCAGGCAAAGGTTATGGAGTATATAGAGCAAGACCCAAGAAGGTTTCTCAATACCATTAAGGATGTGCTTCTGCCAGCCAAGGTGCTTATCAAGAGAGGTGTTGAAGCTGGTATTATTACACGCAGGAATGACCTCTACTACTATGATGGTTCTCCTATGTGTGAGATGAGTGAAGACAGCACACTGACCAATGCAGCCAAGTATCTTACCAGTGTAAAGAGGCAGGAGCTGAAATACACTATAGAAGCAAGGCTGAAGGAAAAATAAAGGTAATAACTAAAACAGGATAACATTATGACAGCAGAGGAGTTTAGCAACCAATTTGATGTTCTATATAACAACATTACTTCTAATCAGGCCCCTGGCTTGAATGAATATGAGAAGAGTGTATTCTTGACTAAAGCCCAGAATGAAATAGTGAAGAACTACTTCACTGCCAACAGTAAGGGTAATAACATTGGTCAGGGCTTTGATGACTCTGCTAAGAGACAGGCTGACTTCTCCTGTCTGATGTTTACAAAGACTATGAATAGTATAATAAGCATTTCGGGAGATGCCCAATCCAAGATAGACTCTCGTAGTATTGTATTTTCATTTCCCTCAGATGTTTTTATTATTATCAACGAGGCAATCTCTATAAGTGCTTCAACCAATTCTAAAAATATCTATCAGGTTATTCCTCTTAGATTTGATGAATATACCAGGCTAATGTCAAAACCTTATAAGAGACCTTTGAAGAATCAGGCATGGAGACTTCTTAATTATGGTGCTACAAGTAGCAGTACAACTACAAGATACGCAGAAATAATTCTTCCTCCTGGAGTTACTTTCACAGCTCAGAACAATAATTACTATAGGGTAAGGTATATTAGATTTCCCAAGCCTATTATTGTAGGAGATCTTGATGGGCTTTCTATTAATAACTATGAATATGGAGAGACTCCTTCTCCTGCATCTGGTAGCACTAAAGCAAAGTTCTCTGGCTGTGAGTTAGACCCCATTATCCATGAGGATATTCTTCAGAGGGCAGTAGAGTTGGCTAAGGTAGCTTGGACTGCAACAGGTCAGGATAATCTCCAGCCAGTAATGCAAGCTGGTCAGAGAAGTGAATAATAAACCAAACATAGGAGGTTAGGATTATGACAATAGATGAGATGAGTAACAGCTTTGATGCCTTGCTGAACAGCTATGCATTGACTGCTAACTTTGGTGAAGTAAGCTCAAAAGGAACTATTACTCTTGATGAGTATGAGAAGAGTGTACTCCTTACCCAGGCTCAGGATATCATTGTCAAATCCTATTTCACTCCTAAGAGTAATCAAGTTGATGGAGGCTTTGATGACAGTGAGAGGAGGCAAGCAGATTTCTCTTCGCTCATAAAGGTTGCAGAGCCTAGTGTGACCACTGATATTACTGATGGAAATACATCAGTCACTCCATACACTAAGTATGATGACAGGAGCACAGTATTCAAGCTGGATAGTAATACCTATAAGATACTGTGTATACTGAATGAGAAGGTGGTTATCAATGAAGGCCAGTATGCTGGAACCTATGTGATAGTACCTATTCACTATAGGGAATATGACAGACTGATGTCACAGGCTTATGCACAGCCTAACAAGAAGCAGATGTGGAGACTGTTCCAGAACACAAACACAAACTATGATGTATATTCAGAGATTATTCCACATGAGAATATTGTAGGAGAAACACTGAGATACATTATAAGATATGTAAAGAGGCCAGCTCCACTGATTACTGCTGATTTGGATGGACTACAGATAGATGGTGAGAGTAGTGCAACTGCAAATATAGAGATTCCTCCTGTACTCCACAGAGATGTAGTAAGCAAGGCTGTAGAGCTTGCTATTGCAACAAGGG